ACCCGAATGAACTGATCGTCACACCAGACGTCGGCTCGGCTGTGTAGGTCGAGGCTGCTACCGTGGTTGGTACTCCCGAGCTCAGGTCGAGCTGCAACTCCGTGTTCGTGATGTTGGTCTTGGCTTCAGAACCCGTGGTTGTCCGGTTCAGAATCCACCGAACACCCTGAGCAGCGGTCGCCGCCGTGTTGCCGATATGAACCCCGCGCACCTTCGCACGAACCGTCGCCGCGATCAAGGTGATATGGGTCTTAGGTGCGGCTGCGCCGGCGGTCTTGTCAATCGCTGCGAATGCTGCTCCCGCCACTATTCACTCCTTTCATAGGGTACTGACTTACGGACTTGCACAGAGTACAAAGATGGTAATGGAGTTAGCTACCTGTGTTCTTGCGATGACCCTGTATCGCACAGGATTTCCTTCGCTCGGGAACGGGACCAGGTGCGCCGCTACTATGCCATCAACCTCAGGGTCAAAGTTAGCACCTGGGAACTCGAACCCACCCGAGATAGGAACCTCTCCTGGCAGACAGTCGATGAAGAGTGAAGTATACCCGCTGGGATCGGTTGGAACGGAGTAGCTTCTTACTTGTAGGTTAGCCGTTGAGAAGTAACCTGTCGGTCCCTGAGCACCCGTAGGGCCTTGTGGTCCTTCTTGATTCCATTCGATCGCAGTCTCGCTTGAACTACATGTTTGCCCAGCTTCTGTGTCGATTACTCGAAGGGCTCCTCGAATGTTTGGATTGCCTGACGTGAGATAGCAGCCGTGAATCACTCCACTGCTATCAGGGATAGACGCAACTGCTATGCCGGCAGATACTAGCATCACACCTAAGACGATTCCGACAAGCAGCTTCTTCATCTTATGCCCCTATGTTGATCGTAAGTGTTGCCGTCAGCACCCAAGTCTGCGTCGACGGCTTCGTTCCTAGCACTTCAACCTTGCGGCTGAACATCGTGCCTGCGGCCACTGCATTGAAGTAGCCCCATTCTTCCCATGCGAAGTTTGCCTCTCCAGGCGCAAAGCTCGCCTTGGCTGTAATCACATTGACTGATCGAGATGGGAATGTGGCTTCCATAGGCCGTCGAAAGACTGATCCACCTTGAAGGTCCGTCTGACCAGCTGCGAAGGCTGCGTTCGAGTTACCGACTCCGAGGTGTGCGTTCGCTGCATTGAACTCCGTTACTGCTTCACCGTTGAAGTCAGTTGCAATGTGGTTTCGGCCTGCATCAGTTAGAGCCATTGTCTACCCCTAGGATCTGTGTGTTGACAGCAAGTGAGGAGTCCATAGGTGGTGGGTTTAGAATGCGTTCGATGACCTTGCCATCCTTGATCCGTAGGACTTCGATCGGCTTGTCACCTTCTTTGTACTCACCCTCGTACTTCTCTAGCAACACCTCCTCGTCGAATCCGAGTTCCGAAATGTCCCTGCGATCAGGCACCCTCCACCTCCTTTACGCGTGCTCAAGTGCCATGAACGCTCTGATCGAAACAGCCGCAGGAGCGTTACAGCGGATGACGAACCCTTCACTGACTGCGCTGTCGTACGTCTGCCCGAGTGAGAAGTCGTAGGCGAACAGGCCCTTGTTGGGATCGAGTGCGAAAGGCCTCAACGCTGTAACAACAGTAGGCTCAGTAGTCCAGGCGAATCCTGCTGTCCAGTCGGCTGTAGTGACCCTTCCGTAGGTCTGGCGTTCCGCCCCAGCCGTTGAGGCAGTACCTGGTGAGTTAGTCGCGAAAGTGCAGTAGCAGACCTCGACGAGCACCGGTTCAGCAGAAGCCGTGACTCCGTCGAAGTCGATCTCGAACCCCTGCAGGTCAAGACCTACGCTTGCTCCCGCCTTGGCTCCAAGAACTGTCTTAGCAACACCGGCGGAGAGTGCGACCTCACCTTCGGTTGAACATGCATACCCGAGCTTGGTCATATCCCCTCCTCCCTATGCTGCCCTAAAGAGCCCGGCAACGTTGATCTGTGCAGTTAGATCTGTACCGTCTGTGGTGACTGAGAAGTCGTGGTACGTCCAGGGGATAATGTTCGAGTCGGTACCTGCAGTAGTATCGTCATCATAGCAGACAATAAGCTTGCCAAGTGTGTTGTTCACACCACCGCCTGCAGATGTCCAGATTTGGTCAGGGACGTCGAGGTCTCGACGGTTGTTTGTGTCATCGGGCGCCGGCAAGGCTGCAAGCTCGGCATCAGTCAATGTCTTCCTGACATAGTTCGTGAAGTCAGCTTGGTCGTTCGCTGCTGCTAGGAGTGCTGACAGATCATCGTGGTTGTTGAGTGTATCATCCGCCTCAAGACCAGTCGCTTTGAGTAGGACGACGATGAAGGCGGAGTTCGCGTGGTGGTTGGATTCAATGATGTTGTACCATTCAACACCGCGACCCTTGGCGATGTTGAAAACGCCGTCAGCCACTCTTCACCTCCTTCCTACCCGAGTTCAGCTCTTCGGCTATGCCTACCTTGACGACCTTCTCGTGAGTACCGTCTGCGTACTCAACGATATAGACGTCCGGACCGTCCTTCGGGTCGTCCGACTTACGAATGACTCCGTCGCGTTCTTCCATCTGCATCACTCCTTTGGCCCACCTGTAATGCTACCCTGTCGGGAACCGTCAGCATTCTGACCCTTCGGGACTTCTCCGTTAGGCGGAGCGGGCTGTTCTGGAGAAGCAACCACAGTTGGCCTGCCCTTCGTTATCCTCGCTTCGACATCACGTTCTGTGACGTCGTCGCCTCCAAGCGGGAGGTCCATCTGATCACGGGTCCACTGCTCAAGGTCCGGAGTAGGCGTGAGGATTCCAGGTTCAGTAAGGTTCCTCATCGCGACGCTGAAGGCCCTCCAGTCCGCAGCCTCACCGATACGCCTAACACGGAGCTCAGGGAAGTTGGTCACCTTCGGTCCGTAGTTGTACCTGATGAGTTCCGGGATCGCATCCTTGTTGATGTTCATCCGCACGATGTCAGAGACATAGCGCAAGGCCTTCATGAAGATCTCCATCTGCGAACTACCAAGCGCCCGAGACCCTGAAGTGGTACTACCGAGGTTCATGAACTGCCCAAGGACGTTACGAGCAATCATGAGGTCGTGGTGCTCCGCTGACTGGAGGACGTTCACGACGCCTGTGTTCATCGCAATGAACTCAACATCCCAGCCAGGAGGCAGTGTAACATATGCCTTCTCGTTCGTCCTCAGGTTCCGTCCGAGTTCGTTAGCGAAGTTCTTGTCCTCGTTCGTGAAGCCTGGTGGAAGTTTGATCTTCGGGATACCAATGCCGTGTCGTTCTTTCTGAATTGCATCGACCTTGTACAGGTTCTCTTTGTAGTACCAGTGTTTGTATGCACTTCGAAGGATCGAGGTACCCTGTGGGTCCCCGCCCTCCCTGTCAAGAGTGAAGATCAGCAGTTTCTGTGATGGAATGTCGACCTGTGAAGAGAAGTTCGTTAGTCCATCGACACGGTTGAAGACGATATGGTTGACAGTGCCATTGCCGTTGAACTCGAAACGGTCGATGTGTACTGGGTGTCGAGGTGCGAAAGCTTCCCACCGGACTACTTCCTTCTCACGTGGGCGCTGCTTCTGTATGTTCTTCCACGTATCCGTCGTGAACACCTTCTCAAACGTGTAGTACCCGTAGTCGAGCATGAGAAGGCATTCCCAAAGGAACTCGATGAAGGGAGTCCGCATGTGGTTCAGAGCCCACCACGTGAAGTCTGCGATCTCCATGTCCTGAGGAGATGAAGACGCAGGGTTCATGTACCACTGTGCACTGATGATTGGAGTCTTCACCAGGCGCAGTGTAGCTCGAACCTGCGCATCAGACCTACGCATTTGGTCATAGGTCTTGATGCCACGGATGCCTCGGAGCTCTGGGTTGTACTCGATGATGCCAAAGCTACCGTACGACGTCATACCGGTAGCTCCGAGCTCCCTTAGGGACGGCGTGTCCGCTAGTTCCTTAGGCTCGTCTCGGGCATCCTCTACAGTCATCTTGGCTTCTGTAGACAGACCAAGACCTGCTCGAAGTCGATCTCCTAGTGCCATGTATCACCACCTCGGGATGTCGTCTAGACGGAACGAGGAGTCGTCAGCCCTCGAGAAGACACTCTCACCACGGCTGAAAATGCCTACTGGATCGGGCTCACGATCCATAGGGTCAGTCGGGTCCGTGTTGAAGTTGCTTGTCTCCATCACGTCCGAGAGGTGGTAGCGGGCGCCAAGTTCGAACAGGTGCATGATGCCGTATCGAATCGCATCCATGCAGTGGTCGTTCTTCTTCTTGGGCTCTTCCTTCTTGTTCTCGTCAGCTGTCCTAGAAAGCTGCTTGGTCCGATAGTTCTGGAACTCGAAGATGGTGTTCTCACAGTTGCGGTCAACGTACAAGTGCGTCTTCTGTTCGCCTAGGTCATTCAGTTGCACTGCCAAGAAGTCCTTCACCTTCTTGATTCCCGTCAGCCAGTCCTTCTTGGCCTCTGGGTCACTGTAGGTAGGAGCGACCAACCGACTCATTGTCGCAGTAGCCTTAGGGTCAGCCGAGTCCCCGAAGCCACAGACGATCTTGTATCCTTCAGGTTGTGGGCGTGCGTTCATGATCTCTGCATGGTCGCTGTCAATCTTACCTGAGTCGTAGTACTCCCTCCAGATGTAGACTTCGTCTGAAGGTGAGATCTGTGCGTCTATAGCCACGAACGGATTTTCGAAGCCGTAGTCAAAGAATAGGTAGTTCGGCCAATCGGGATTGTACACATAGCGGTCGACGATGTGGACTTCATCAGCCCACTCGGTGTAAATCTGCCCCACGAAGGAGCGAAAACTAGCTCCGATCTCCTGCCAGAAGAAAGGATCGTCCGGTGTTCGTAGCTGCCTTTGGATCTCCGGGTCATCAAAACCCTCCGGGTACACGTACGGATTCTCCCAAGCTGGGAAGTTCCAGGACTCCCAATCCTGCTTCGAAGGATCCTGTCCCCACTTGTAGATGTCGTAGTACCAGTTGAAGCCTTCAGGCGTGCTTGGGAAGATCGCCCAGCCATGCTGGTCCGCGAGCGCAGGCGTAATGTACTTATCCCAGACAGTAGGCGACTGTTTTGCTGCCTCGGAAACAATGACACCAGCTAACCCCTCACCGACCAAGGTATCCGGGTGCTGCGCACTCTTGACATCTACCCGAGTACCCCATGGCATCTCGATGTACATGTCACCAGTGCGAACGTTGTACGCCTTCCTCTTGATGTTGTTCCCCATCTTCAGGTCGATGATGATGTACTCCCACAAGTACCGGAACTCCTTCTCACCTAGTTCATATGTCGGCCCGACGATCCAGTACCTATTTCCCCGTTTGGACAAATCAAGCAAGTCTGGCAACAGTTCTGCAGCTGCCATCTTCGACTTGCCAAATCGCCTTCCGCACACAGGTACCTTGAACCGTGCAGGACTATCGTGGAACAGCTTCTGCTTCACGTGGGGCGTGTATTTGATCTTCTCCCACAGAGCCTGGGAATCAATCATTGGACCACTCCGCCCAACATGTCTACTAGGTCCCTACCATCGAGTAGTCGCACGTTGCACAGAGCCCTTCCGAAACTGTCCAGCTTAGTCGACTCGACCCAGACTATCGTACCAGGTGGAATCAGGGTACCCAGGAGGACCTTGGCATCCTCGTACCCTGGTTGCCCCCTTTCTGGTGTGTCAATACCGAGTACCCTGATCCGACTAACGGCGCCCGTTACCTCTCTCCTCCAGACGCCCCATCCAAGATCGAGGTCAGCAGCGAACGTGTCACCGTCGATGACACGAACAACCGTGGCTTGCACGGTCCAGGTTGTCATACGGGTTTGAAGACGCCGATTGTGAGTGCAGTGACCCCGCTGTACGTGAACTCGATCCTACCAGTAGCAGGGTTAGTGAACCGGGTAGGATCGAGTTCAAGCATCCGCTCCTGTGCGTTTGGGATCACGAAGTCGACATCAGGGTCGAACGACTTAGCTCCAGTTGGCGCGAGGCTCGTTGGGTCGTTGATTGTGAGCGTCCAAGACGCCGAGTGCGCGTTCTTTACGTGGATGATGCACCTCGCACCTTCTGGGGCAAAGGAGTCTCCGCCTCCTGCAGCTGCTACATACGCAGGAGTGAGCAGCGTCTGCAGGACCAGTGGTTGAACAGTTAGTACAGCCACTTACGCTCCCTTCACTCGGCCTTGTCTTTCTGGATGTCGCCGAGGAGTTCCTTCCAGGGATCGCTGAGCCCACTCTGACCCACGGGCTTGCCAAGGTTCCACTCCAGAACGTACTTGGAGGACTCCAAGCGAACACGTTCTGTGGAACCGTTCTCGGCCAGCTGGACTAGCTGCTGAGCCGCGGAAACAAGTCCATCTTTCAGGATCTGCTTGGCTGCTTCCTCAGGCGACTCGGAAGGCTTGTATCCGTGGAGGGTTGCGAACAGCTCCTCGTCAGATGGGATGTTGTTGCTGTCTGCGAAGTGTTGGTAGTCCTGTGGACCGCCGTGTGCATCATCTCCCGCGGTCTCGCTGGACATTCCCTTCACCTCCTCCGCTTGGTGTTGCTGTCCAGTGTCTCGCTGATCCTTCCCTCCTAGTATAGCTGGGTCACTCCTTGCAAGGCACGCTATGTCTCGTGGGTACCCTGTATTTTCCAGGTACCCGGGTGTGTTTGGTAGGGGCAGAACCGTTCGCAAACGGGTACCCCTGATGGAATCAGTAGGGGTACCATTGAGGGGCGCCGTGACTAAATCGTTACGTTCGTTTCGATTTCATGTAATATGAAGTTGTAAGATAAAATCAAATAGGAAAGGAGGTGGAATACTATGAAGACTATCAGCATCTATCGTCTGGCAAAGACTGCTGGCGTGCAGCCACAGTCGCTGTACACGCAGGCGAAGCTCGGCGCGCTTCCTGCGAGGAAGACGACGTGCGATCACTGCGGGCACACGGCATGGACTGTCACGGAATCTGACGCCGCTGCGTACCTGAAGAAGCGGGCGGATCGACAGGCAGCTCAGGCCTAACTGTCAATCTGAGAGTGAGACGAAAGTCTCACTCTCGGATTGAACGTTAGGAAAGGAGGTGAACAACATATGAACAAGCACATGGCCCGCAAGGCCACCCTGGCCCTGGTCGCCGTTGCAACCCTTTCCGGAATCGGAATCGGACAGGCGACAGCTGGTGGTGGGACAGTCCGCGTACGCGTGCCGGTGTGTGCCGAGGACGAGACCTTCCTCAAGGGGAAGGGGGACTTCGACGGCCGACGCTGGGACCGCTACGTGTGCATCCACCCTGACAACCTGAAGTAGGGTGGACCCGGGAAGCCGGTCCGAAAGGGCCGGCTTCCCTTATGCTCTATTGACAATACTGGGAACACAACTTTCGACCCTGGGAGTAATTCGGCTACTTCCTAGGAACACAACTTTTCTGCATGGGACTAATTCGGCGCGGGCGGGTTGGGCTACCCTTCGGGCACATCTTTCCACAGGGCGCGGGGGGCCTATCCATCATCATAAGCAGGGGATGTTACCTCTATACCGTATTGAGGCTCTTATAACAATTAGGGCGGGTTATACTTAGTATAATAGTCAGATACCTAGTAGTCTTATTACATTATACTACATATAACTAATCCTAAGTATATATAACTAAAGGAAAAGGTGAATAGGTGGTGCCGCTGGTCCACTTGCCGCAAGTCCACTACCTAGTCATTATCCCGTTCATGATCATTCAGGGGGCCCCATCTTCCCAGCCCTCTTCATTATCTCCTGAACCGACTCCGCCAACTCCTCAGAGTCTTCCCCCGAACTCGAAATCGTTCCGTGCCCGCCAGAAGAGTTAGGCCGAGGGCCACCATGAGACCTGGTGCACCAAACCCAAAAGTAGGATGCTGGAAAGAAATCATCCTCCTGATGGGAGACCTTTACTAGGAGCTGGTCGTCTCGGTACGCAACCTGGTAGTTGTCCTTCGCACCGAGCATAGCGGCTATATCCACTATGAGTTCGGCCCGCTCCTCGTCTTTCTTCCTAGACATAGACGTCACCTCCTTACCTCTTATTCTATAAGGGTCCAGAGGAAGACTCAAGGGTTCGAAATTGAGGCTAGCTCCTATGATTTCCCAGTAGTGTAACAAAGGAACCCATGGTAGTGAGGCTTGTCAACCGTACTCGGGACTGCTATAATATAAGATGATAGGGGAAAGACTACCAAGCCAAGAGCCTAGAGGGAGGTGAATGGAATGGCGAAGCGGGCAGAGTATGTCCACACAGGCTTCGGTCGATGGAAGTGGGTCGACAAGGAGTTCTGCGATCGGTGTGGCCGAGAGGTAGTTGTGCCTTGGGAAGCACACCGAGAGAACGGACACAAGCTGTTCGGTGTGTACGAATGCATCGACAGTGGGTGCTACAATGCAGTCCGCAACGGACAAGATGCGAACAGGCCAGACGGTCCGTTGTTGCACTTCGTGGGGGCGTTAGAGGAATCGATGCACCGCCCACCAGCAGCAGTCCTGAACGGAGAAACACTATGAGGACAGAAGACGAAGACACGTGGGAAGCAGAGTACTGGGACGAGTACCTGAAGGAGTTCGGCAGGGCCGCATATGTCGAATCTCGTTACGGAGTAGGGAAGGAGGAGTCGGAATGGACTCCGGAGGTTGGTCAACAGGAACAAGTCGTCCCCAACGCCGCGTAAGGGTGACAAAGACCAAGGTCACCAAACGCGACAGGACGGACGAGATACTCCCACTCGACCCTCGAGACCCTGACATCGTCCGGGCGAAGGGACTGAAGTGAGCCATGAACAACGTAGTGTACCACATGACGGTGAAGGAACCAGGACGGCACGCCTTCACCGAACACAAGTTCGTGTACGACTCGGAGACAGACGCTTGGGACGCGTACGTGAAGGCGACACAGGCGGGCTTCGAGGCGCGTGTGGAGAAGGTCGTCCGACGAAAGGTGGGTGTGTAGTGAGCCTGAAGGGCAAGACACCACAACAGCGCCAGAAGGTGCTGAACAGGCGAGTCCGCAAACTGCAACGGCTGGCACGGCGCCGCAACAGGTCGTAAGCGTTTGGTCATCCTCACAGAGGATGGCTATGGGTTTACGAACTAGGGAGGTGAAAACAAATGCCTGAGTACAAGAAGGTCTACCCAGTAACGAACGACCTACGGGAGCAGCTGAAGGAGCTTCTCGCGGCGGACCCGAAGTCGAGCCTAGCGTCCGATCGGAATCCCGAGTACAGTCGGGATCGTATCGTCGGCACTGCACTAGAGTACATCGGCGAGTACGAACACGGGTCGGTCGACGTCTTGGACCTATTCAATGGTCTGTACTGGACGCCCGAGTCGAACGAGCAGGGTCTGAAGGTGATGGCCGTGGTGCTCGAGGACTTCGTCGGCTCATTGTTCATGGGCCTTGGAGGAACCAAAGAACGGGATTGGACGAACTGAAGTTCCACGAAGGTCAACGAGTTGTTCCTAGAGGACAGGGGTTGATTCTTCCGAGTGGGCTGTGATATAATCAAGATAGGAGGTGAGACACCCCATGGCCAATGGTGGACCTCAAGGGCACATGCACTCAGAGAACGATCCTGACGTGTGCTTCTGCGACGCAGGTGGTATGGACCCGAACGACGTGCTCGTCCAACAGTACGCCTATGAACTAGGTATCACTGACGAGGACAATTGGGACCTGATGGACGAACTACGCGAAGCCGTTGCTGGTGACGAAGACATCGTCACTGCACGTTCACAGACGTCCGCTCTCGAGGAGTTTGGTCCTAACGGACCCGACAGTGAACCTGATGACCCGAGGGCGTACGAGTAGGGACTAACCTGCTGGGCTGGGTATTGGAGACAGTACCTACGCCCTGTGGGCTAGCAAAAGAAACACGCCCGCGGCAGATAGGGGGAAACACATGGCAAGGACCGTCATAAGGGTCGAAAGGCTTCCTGAGGTGCCCCCGAAGCTCGACGTCGCGTACCTGAAGTGGATTCGAGGGCGGGTCGCTGGGGGCAGTATCTCAGAGTCAGCAGCGATCGCAGGCATCAGGGCACGTGCACCGTACCTGTCACTGAAGCAGGCGAAGGTCAAACTGGGGTAGGTGCTTGAACGTCGTGCACAGGGAAGGACCGGTACCGGCTAGCCACCTACGGTGTAGGCACCCGCTCCTGTGCACGGCCTTGAGGTACAAGCCTCAACCTAAGGAGGTGGATAATGGCCGAGGCAGTGATTGGCAAGTTCACCAAGAGCGGTGAGACGAAGAACTTCGTCAAGTACTCGCGGGAGAACGAGCTGGGTCGCACGGAGACTCAGTACGTCTCGAACGCGAAGGCGGAGGAGCTGGGCAACCCGAACGAGGTCGAGGTTGTCATTCGGAACGTAACGTAGACGGCAGCACCAAGAACATTGGGAGGCACGAGGCCCACCCTCCTCATCGGGGGCAACGATCATAACACTACGGCTTGGTCCGACCGTAGGGCCTCCCAATATCACCCTTCGTGGGTGACGGTCAGAGCCTAGCTCTTCAGGTCTGGGCTCCGGCCGTAGTCTACGAAAGAGGGAGACATGGGAGAACTTGTGTGGACGGAGAACTGGAAGAAGCTGAAGGAGGCTGGACTCACATTCAAACAGGCGAAGCTGGTTCACAGTTTTCTCGACCAGCAAAGCGTCTTCGGATACCAGTGGGTATCCGACTCAGCCTGGCGCCAGCTCGAAGAGGTGTACAGCGAAGTCCGAGTCTAACGAAGGATTGAACGTCTGGCACAGACGACGCGAGCGTCTTCTTCCTCCGGCCATGGGGTGCGAGACGCTTTCCGGATGTGCCAGGCCTTGAATCCTTCGACTAGGGAGGTGGTCATGCGGGCCAATGGTAGCTAAAGGGCCCTGTGCCCAGCGTCGTACACGGTTAGACGTATCCATTGGGGATATAAACCAGGAGCGTCGTGGGAAAGTCGACGCAGTCAAGCTCCTGTACATACCGTGTGCGGCGCTAGGGACAGCGGCTAAACGAGCTAACGCCCTATATAACAGGACTAAAGGGGGTCAGATGGACAGACCAGGCATCAACGCAGGAACAGGTAGTCCAGCAATGCGTTGCGTCTACGTTGATTGGGTCCGAGACGAAGCAAAGGCGGCTTTCGACTGGGACACAGAAGTGTGTGGACGACCTGGAGTAGGGATGTACGAACAGAAGCCGTACTGCGACGAGCACATGAGGGAGGTGGAAAAAGCATATTGGGCACGGCAACGAAACGACCAAGCCTCACAGGCCGACTAACTGAACCGAGGGTGCTGGCGAACACGAAACGTCTTGCACGACTTGTTCTCCAAAACGAAGATCCACAGTCGGTCCAGTACGAGGACTACATCTCAGGTCGACGGTACGTGATCCACCTCAGCAACAACCATCGCCTCGAGTTGTTCGTCCCGTTCGAAGTGAACTAAAGGAATTCGGAAAAGATTCCAGGATTGGTCTTGCCTTTGCCCTTTGGGGTGTCATATAATTGGGTAAGAGCAAGAAAGGTACCAACCGATTTGTACGAGAGGAGGTGACAACCATGGCGCGCAGCAACGGCAACGGCGAGACTCAGGAGCCCGCGGTCGACAGCAACATCGTTACCCCGGTCGCCCTCGCCAAGGAGCTGGGTATCCGTCCGCAGATCGTGTTCGGATGGACCCGCAGCGGCAAGCTGCCTGTGCACTACTGCGTCTGCAGCCACCAGTACGTCCAGCGGGACGAGGTGGCGGAGTTCCTTGCAGAGCGGGAGGCGGCCAAGCTGGCCAAGGAGGCCAAGATCGCCGAAGAGCTCGAAGCAGAGCAGGCGGAGGCGATCGCCGTCTAAAGCCAACCTCAACTGAAGGGCTCGGGACACAGAGAAGGTTCCGAGCCCTTTGGTGGACGTTGGAGGGAACATGACTGAAGCATATGGATTCACCGGTACCCGAAAGGGTATGACGGGCGCGCAGCGGAGACACGTGCGCGCGATGCTTCAGTCTGCTCGAGAACTACACCACGGAGACGCCATAGGTGCTGACGCTGACACGTCTATGGCTGCTCACCTCGAGAACGCTCAGAGGGCCTCTGTCGATGAAACCCCGATTGTCATCTGGGTACACCCTCCGATCGACGACAAGTACAGGGCGTATTGCAAAGGAGATGTCTGGCTTTCGCCTAAGCCGTACTTGGAACGGAACGCCGACATCGTCAACATGCTCCCACCTGGGGGTCAGGTGATTGCCACGCCGCGCCAACTTCGTAACAAGGAACCACAGGGATATCTACGCGGTGAGGGGACATGGTGGACAGTCCGTTACGCACTCAATGCAAATCGGCCTGTACACATTATCTACCCAGATGGCGTCTACGAACTGAGGACACCATGAAGCCAGGCGAAGAAGAATGCACGGATCCTAAGGGTCGAGAGCTGGTGTCGATTGACATCGACATCAAGCCTATTCCAAGGCACGACCTTGCCCTCATAGTCACCGGTATGTGTACACGATGCGGGGGCATCGACGAGGAACGCATACACGAGTACATGCAGAACGTTCCCAAACCGTTCAAGCGATGAGGGAGGTGAGCACGTGGAAGAGGTATACTACGGACTCGACCAGACCGATAACACGGTCTACAAAGTCACACTGCAGTGGGAGGTCGACGAAGCAGGAGTCAAGACAGGTCGGCCTGACGTGATCGTCGAACCGATTGCCGAGTTCGAACGACGGGACAACGCGAAGGCGTTCGTCCGAGCCTGGAACCAAGACACAGGTCCGGACTAGTACTGAACGCCTACACGAGTCCAAGAAGGAAGGGAGGTGATTACATGGGACAGCACGAGCACAAGTCGAAGCGGGGCGTCTGGGCGCACGATGACCATTCGTCGATGCCTAGAGGCCACGGACACGGCGGTGCCAAGTACGTTGGTCCAGTCGAAGAGGCTAACGTCGCCGCTGAGCCGGTAGACCTGACTGAGGAGAGCCTTTCGGGAGGAGGGGATATCATCCTGACACTTGCCATCAAGTGCAGGGATGACGAGGACGTGAGTGACCTCACCTATCTGCTCTTCGGGCCGTACGACGACGCGAAGAACTTCGGCGAGTTCGTATCACAGCACCAGTTCATTATCACGAGGGAGGGTTGATGGCACTCGGCGTCTGTGAGGTCCATGGAGGTGAGCCGACGGAAGTCGAGCACATCCAATTCTGTGGCGAGTCCGTCAAAGTCTGCCTATCCTGCTTGGAGACACAGACAGGCACGTCAAGCAAAGCCGAGTTCCAGGACATACAAGACGACAGGTACTACGAGTACAAGACTAAGCTGCTGGAGGCGGCAGGTAAGTAGTACCTCGAACGTCCTGCACAGGTCAGGTAGACCCCCGTGGAGAATCTACGCCACTAAGTGGAGAACCGTAGCCACGTCTAAGGGGTTCAATACGGCTCGAGTGGATGGAAGGTCCACGCCTGTGCAGGGCCTTGGAGGTACTAATCAAACGGAGGACACATGAGAGACCCAGGGCCACCTGAACACGAAGACCCACTAGCACCAGCGAGGGGATGTCTCTTCGGCATTCTGTTTAGTGTCCTGATCGTCATGGCAGTCTTGTTCGTTCTCTTTGTACTAGCAGTAAGGGGGTGACATGCCGAAGAGCAGAACACATGCGAAGCGCCGAGCAAGGCAGAAGGGTGTTCCACATGATCACAGGCACTACGTCCCAGGATGTATGCGCTGCGAACTAAGCAAGGACGAAGTGCAACCGGCCAAGAGGGTTCAGGCGGAGGAGCCCAAGGAGAGTTACACGATTGACGACATCTCCGGACGAGCTTGAGGAAGAACTGGAAGAACTGATGGCAGACCTACCGAACGAACCGGAAGAGATCGAGGCAGAGCTCAAGCTTCACATGCAACAGTACGAGGAGCTGAAGGACAGCTGGCGTAAGAAGGACCGGCTTCAAGCCCAGTACCATCTCGGGCACGTCGCCGGTATCATAAAGACGTTGATGGCACTCGGGCACACGGACTGGATGAACCAGATCATAGACGAGTTGCAAGTCGAGTCCGATGAGCAGTGGCTCCAGACCGAAGGTGGGAAGGCGATGACCGCAGGCGATGAATGGATGGGTCGTCAGGTCTATCGCATGTCCCGCGGTCGCGAACCGTACCCAGGTAAGGGATGATGACATATTGGCACACACAGGCACCCTGCGTTAGGGATCGTGATCGCCTGGCTAGAAACCAGGGAGGATGATGTGGATGAGCTCCTAGGCATCCACGGGACAGACAAGACAGTCGACGTCGAGGAGATGCTGGTCTCCATTCGAGACCTAGTCAACTTCTCTTCGTGGCTGGCTCTGCAGGCCTACTCGGAGAGGCATCCTGACACCATCGCACATGAAGACTTCCCAGAACATGTCGCACACGCGATCGGGGTTCTCAAGGACATGGCTCTGCAGATGCCACTAGTAGACGTCGAAGGAGATGATGATGTCCCAGGAGGAGGCAACGGCGGCAGTTGACAAGTTCAGCCGTCACGTGCAAGCATGCTTTACCTGCCAACCTCTTTGGAACGTATACTGTGACGAGGGAGTCAGACTGAACGACGAAGCCAACGAGCAGGCAGCCCTATGGATAAAGGAACAGACCCGCCGTAGGCGAGGTTGATTGTGTCTAAGGGTTGCTATAGAATTGGAGATAGTATGGAAGAGAAGGATGTCATCGTCACCAAACCTTTCATGGGAGTAGACTGGGGCATCTGGGGCCTCTGTCACATGCAAGTGTGTGCTCATGGTGAAGTACCCCCTGAGCGGATTGAGGAAGTTGCCAACCTAGAGAATCCGCCAGGCAGTTCTGCACCATGGTCAATCACCAACGAGTTCGACCCTGGTGACGGTCTCGAACCTGTTGACCTATCACCAGTGCAGTGCGAGGACAATCCAGTGCGACTCCACTACATGTTGAGCTGCTGATGAAAGTCTGGGTCGAGATTGACCGAGGTGGCATCACGGAGACCCGTGCAGTTAGTGGCACTAAGGAAGAGGTAGAGGATCAACTCGCTCACTGGATACGTCAGTACGGTCAAGAGAACGTGAAGGTGGTGAAGGATGGATGAGCCTGATGGTTGGCCTTACGGAGATGATGACGTGGAGCTAACACAGGAACAGATAGGGTACACGTCGGAGCGTGTAGGGGGAATCTGGACCCTCACGGTCCTGTGTGTAGCCGAAACACCAGATGGAGGTAAGACGACAAGTGCGTGGACCCCGTTCCAGGAGGAAAGCGAGGAAGCAGTTGTACAAGCTGCAACACGGAGATGGCCAGAGCTCAAGGTTGTTTCCCAGTTCGAGTGGGACAAAGTCTTCTTCAAGAAGTGGGGAGGAGGACGCCCCTCCAGTTTCCTTGGAGGCACGGGCAAGCGGGTGGCAGCCGAGCGAGGGTCAAGGGGTGGTTTTGGGCGCATGGCTCCACAGGGGTCACCGGGGCTTAGTGCTGCAGGTCTACCCGAAACATGGGGAACACGTACGAGTTCTGTGTCTCGAGGACGGTCGGGAAGTAACAGTGCACGCTCGACTGTTGATGCGAGCACAGTAGTAGCCAAGGCCAAAGATGGTAGCTGGCCCCTTGATGAGTGGGTACCGATTGTACAGCTCGCCAAGAGACTTGGCTACCCTCCGCAGTACTTGTACAACGCAGTGTACCACGGCAAGATAAAGACACAGGGCGAACGTCCTAAGAAGGCTCTGTGGAAGGATGTCTTGGCCAAGTACCGCCCTGACATCCTAAAGGAGGTGAGGTAGAGTATAGTGCTACACTGTCTCGACACCTTGAAAGGGGTGACAATTGAAGAAGGTTCTGGCAGTAATGACAGCTGTTACTGCCGTTGTCGTAATCGGACTAGCGCTGCTACCAGCAGCGTCAGCCGATGCGGAGGCGAACAATTGGTTCGTTTGCAAGTACGTCGGGCCACCGGGTACACCAGATGAGACACTGGCAGGTGGGAACAATCCGATCTTCGTGGACGAGAATGCCATCGACGTTTCCCCAGTAGTTATTGGGGCGACGTTCGGTGACGCTCAGACCCATTCGGTCGTGATTGCTGGCCCATTCAGTCCAACCGATAAGCCAGACCCAGAGCCGACGTGCCCGACGACAACGACAACGACAACGACAGTACCACCGCCTACGACAACAGCTCCACCACCGCCAGTAACATCTTGCCCTGGCAAGGTGAAGCTCGGACCGTGGTATGGAGATCCGCAGATCAACATCACGTTGACCGGCAAGGGGACGTTCGTAGTCAGTGGAGGGAAGCAAAGGTTCAGCGGCATCCACAAATTCACGGAGACGTTGGACTGTAATGTAACGTTCAAGATTGGCCGCTACAAGGTTAGTCGCGGACACTTCTTGACGATCACGCAAGACGGCGTAGTGGTGGTGCATCAGAAGCCGCCACGGTTCAACTAGTCGCTTGCGTCTCAGGCTCTCGAAAGAGAGTCTGGGGCGGAGGTGATAACAATGGAGCAGAAGGATTACGGCACAGCTTGGCTGTTGACAGGTCTCGTGATTGGTGCTATCCTAGGCGGCTTCCTAGTCTACCTTTGGGCACTAGCCAACCCGCAGAGTCTGACGTAGGTGATGTGGGAAATCCGGGAGGTGCTCGGCATGAAGATACGCGAGTTCAGAGTTCAAGCCTGGGACCACAGCGGTACGAAGATCGTTGACTCGAAGTTCAGAGACAGAGTACTGATGCTTCAGAACCTCGAACACCAAACGAACCGAACCGATCTTGACGTTGCCAGCCTCAAGGTCGACATCAAGGTCGTCGATCAGAATGACACATAAGAAATCCACATGAACCTTTCAAAAATGGGTTGAGGTTTCCCCAAGGTCTGTGGTATAATCAAAATGAGAGAGGAAGGAGGTGACAAACATCATGGCACAACTGGAACTGAAGGAGCTCCCGGACGGTCTTTCCGAGGACGACTACGTGAAGCCGGTGAAGCTTGCCAAGGAGCTTACAGAGGCCGAGGGCAAGGACGTGCGTCCGCAGATCGTCTACGGTTACATCCGCAACGGTGGACTCCAGGCCTACACGAAGGGCGGCGAGGGTCGTTTCATCATCCGCTCCGAGTTCGATGCCTGGGTTCAGGAGAAGGCCCAGAAGAAGGCTGAGCGCGAGGCCAAGGCTGCGGAGAAGGCAGCCAAGAAGGCCGAGAAGGAGGCTGCTGGCGAGGCTGCAGGTGCAGAAGAGGGCACTGAGGAGTACGCCGGCTAAGACCGATCACATCGCGAGCAGAGGGCTTCGGCCCTCTGCCTCGCTTTGAGGACTGATGGGAAAAGCGTCGCCATGGCGAAGTATGCGAGTACTGTCAGTCCTCAAAGGGAGGCCGGTCAAGCGGACTTCGAAAGGCAGACAATCAGCTGTCGGCTCTGGGAAGTTGTCGATAGTGGTCTAGCCGAGTAGTCGAGGGGTACCCGAGGGTGGTCGTCGGATGGCCGGTCTCCCACCAACTTCATAGTGGCAACCTCGTGTTGGATGGTCGGTTTCGAGGGTAGTAGATATCGGTCTGCAGACCGGTTGAGGCAGGCACTGTGACGGGGGATCCGTGACATAGCCATGGTGGGAGCAGAAGAGATCGACCCCGACCTCCAAGCAGTAGGATCGACCATCCAATAGGGGGCTGCCGCCTCCAAGAGAAGGCTCCTCCTCCTCCCCGAGTGGAGCCTTCTCTTTAGCCCTAATGACTCTCCTTGATATTTCCTAGAGGATGCTATAGAATAGGAATAGAGAGGAGAAGGAGGCAAAGTGGAAACGGCCCCTACCGATTCCAAAGCACCACCAGCTATCTGGCTTCACGTCCAGAAGGTGTACGATGCAATGGAGGCCCAGTCGGCCATGCTCGACGTAAGCCATCCTGAGGACACTCCTCGTTTGTACGAAGGGTTCACCTCGCACCTGTTCCAGGAGCTTGGCATCGCTGTTCCTAACTACGGACCGGTGCTAGACCTCTTACGTGCGATGGGGTGTATCACACAAGAGAAGAGGGGTGGAGGACCTTCACCCAGTGTGTGGAGGCTGTGGAGGAAACCCACCCTCGAAGACTTCGAACATGCCCACAAGACGTTGCCTCAGGCACAGATCAAGGTGCGTAAGGAACAGCACGAGGAGCAACGAATCCTCGACCTGATGAGGCAGCTCGGAGGTGTCGACGTACCTCAGGCGTTGGTTGACCTTCAAAACCAGATCAACGTTCTAGAGGGAGCCTTCAAGGGCCACATCAAGAGTCTCCACGGGAGTGATCATACACATGCAGACCTCGGCTGACAAACCACCTACCTGGCATGAGAGCATCCTGGAGAAGATAGACCAGGGCAACGGGGTCTATGTCCTCATCGACGATGCCTACGATGCGTTCGCCATGAGACGTATCAAGGTCTTCGCAGTCAAGTCTGACACGGACGAGATGGGATTCTACTACGTGATTGACTTCGTCAATCGAACAGGGACTCTTAGGATCTGCACATGTGACGGTTATAGGTACGCTGACCACTGCAAGCACACAGGAAGGGTTCCAGAGAAGTGATCCAAACTGAAACGGACATCGTCACATTGTACCCGTATCAGCAAGAGGCAGTCGAACGGATGATTGCCTCCGACTCCTTCCTGCTAGCAGACGAAATGGGACTCGGAAAGACTGTCAGCAGTCTGTGGGAGATTCGAGAACGAGGTCGCACGCAGGGTGTGAACCGAGTCCTCGTCGTCTGTCCCAAGTCAGTCATCTCAGTGTGGACAGATCACATCAAGTGGCTCCTTCCGAAGGCAGAAGTCTACTCTAGTGCCAAGGAGATGAACAGGGCTGGTCAGAGTGATCACATCCAGTTCGTGGTGACAAACTACGAACAGGTCCGAATCAACAACGGTGACTACCTCAAGATCTGGTGGGACTACGTTGTTAGTGACGAGGCACACTACCTGAAGAACCGGAAGGCTCTGAGGACACGGGCCACGAAACGGTTGCGTGCCAAGTACAAGCGTGCCCTCTCGGGAACACCAATGGTCAACAGGCCAGACGAACTCTGGAGCATCCTGAACTGGCTGTATCCTTCTCGCTTCAAGTCCTACTGGAGGTACTTCGAATACTTTGTTCGGTATGTTCAGCTCGTTGGACCTCATGGTTCCTACAAGAAGATTGTGGGACCGAAGAACACAGACGAGCTGAAGGAGATCCTAGAACCGTTTATGTTGAGGAGGTTGAAGCGGGATGTCCTCAAGGAGTTGCCGGAGAAGTACTACACTCACCTCAGGGTCGAAATGTCTCCGCAGCAGAGACGTGCTTACGAGGAGATGCGTAAAGAGTCACTCGCGTGGGTTGGATCCCACGAAGATGAACCAGTACCTGCGCCAATGGTCGTTGCCAGACTTACTAGACTACGTCAATTCGCAGCTGCGTATGCTTACCGAGACGACGAAGGCAATATGCGAATGTCTGAACCAAGTTGCAAACTCGATGCGCTCATGGAACTCCTAGAGGACACGGAGGAGCCCATCGTAGTGTACAGCCAGTTCAAGCAGATGATCAAGATGGCGGAGGTGAGACTTGCAAAGGCAAAGATCCCATTCGTCTCGCTCACCGGAGACACACCTAACTCTGAACGAGGTCCTTTGGTCGAGGCCTTTCAGAGTGGGAAGGCTAAGGTTTTCTTGGGGACGACTAAAGCCGGCGGCGTGGGAATTACACTCCACAGGGCCTCGACGGTTGTCTTTTTGGATAGGTCGTGGAGTCCGGCTGATAACCTCCAAGCAGAAGACAGACTTCATCGTATTGGTCAAAAGAACGCCGTCCAAGTCATCATCATCCAAAGCGATGCCAAGGTCGACCAAGATGTCGAGAAGAAGCTCGACCTCAAATGGAGTTGGATACGGACCATCCTAGGAGGCTAGATGGACGACCTACAGAAGGCAATACGAGATTTGCACTCACCAACGTTCGACGCGCTGTGGGATGCCCATCTGAAAGAGGTCGAGAGGCTGACGAATACGCTGCGCGAATGGCAGGAGGGCTACCCCGGCGAGTTGATAGCCGAGGTCAAGAGGCTTCGAGAAGACACACAAGCGTGGTCGGAAGAAGTCGAGAGACTGCAAAGGGAGCGGGACTTCGTGGCAGGCGAGCGCGACCGACTCATGCGGGCGGTCGAGGAGTCTCGGGTCGAGATCGAGCGGCTGCATAACACGACGATGTTCGTCACCAATCAGGTGCTATCCCGACGCGTCGAGAGGCTCCAGAGTCATGAGAAGATTCTACTGGCCGAACTTGCTGAAGTCCAAGCTGAGAGTGCGGCTTTGAAGGAAGAGGTCGAGCGGCTACGAGAGGAGAAATAATGGCAGGAGTCATTGAACACATACGCCCTCCTAGGTGCCCTGCCTCGGGGCAAGAGGTGGCTCCTATGACTGTCTCAGTAACTGAGACTCGGGGCTACTACGCAGACTGTCCAGAGTGTAGCAAGAGGCTCTGGCTGAACAAGCATCCGGCTAGTGACAACGTCTCACTTGACTTCACCTTCCCCGAACACATTGGCAGACAGGAACTTGAGTTTGCCAATGGGATGCTATAGAATAGGAAATAAAGGGGGAGGCATTTGGAACTCTTCGCCCAAATACGTCGAGACGAACTACTCGACAAGGCCATTGGCTTCGGTAGGTTACCGATCAGGGAAATGGCCGACTTACTCGGCATAGCGCCGCAGCTCATCTACTACAGGATTCGAAATAAGAAGCTCACCAAGCAGGTCTGTAACTGTTGTGGGACGGAAGGGTTCATCGACCTGGAGGAGGCATGTGGAGCGTTTCCAGCCCTTGCTGAAGCAGTACAGGAAGAGAAGGAAGCACTCGGCCTCGACATGGACCCCGAAGAGACATAATGACCAATTACTTACCGACACTGGACTACTCTGTCGGGAGTGTGGTAAGTGGAGGAGGTGGTCTGACCTTGAGATAGAGTTCGAAGTATACGGGCAAGGCTTCAAGCGCATCTGGTGGTGCGCGTTTTGCGGCAACATGCTGCGCGAAGACATGGTACCATAGAAGGAGGAAGCATGAAGAAGTTGTTCACAGTACTAGCTATCGCTGGTGCGATGGTGATTCTGTCCACACAAGTTGTCTCAGCAGCCTCGGAGGTGATCTTCGACTACATTCCGAGCCCGCTTCCGGGCAACGTCTCGAGCTACAGCTACGAGTCATGGGGTGTGGCTGAGGCAGGGGATGGGATCGAGTTCAGTACGAACGGGAACCAGCTACTTGACAACGCAAGGGTCGTTGTGAGCAGTTGGGCCTGTGAGGAAGGTACGGGGTGGGCAGCTGAGAACACAGTTCCATGTGTGACTACGCCTGGTTCGACGTTCTCGATGCCAATCACGTTGAACATCTATGACCCGAACGACGACATGTCGTTGGTCGATTCAACAACGCAGACGTTCAACATTCCGTATCGCCCAAGCAGCAGCGAGAGCTGCGAGCCGACGATCAACGGTCACGGTTACGGGCCAGACTGCTTCCTGGGTCTTGCTCATACTATCAAGTTCGACCTGACCGGCGTTGTAGCTCCGGATGAGATCGTGTACGGTGTTGCATACAACACGGCCTCGTTCGGATACGACCCGATTGGTAACGGGGCCGAGTGTCAGGCAGTGCAGTACGCTGGCTGCGACTCGAGCCTGCTCAACCTCGGCGTCGAGGGTACAGCACCAGCCGATGTCGGAACAGACTTCTCACCGAACGGAGCATTTCAGTACGCCGTATTCCCTTCGTCCTACTGTGATGGTGGCGAAGGTGGAACGGCCGTCTTCCGCTTCGATGACGGATGTTGGACTGGCTTCAATCCTCTCGTCCAGTTCAGCAGGTTCGTCGCTGAAGGCGGAGGCGGCGGAGGTGGGGACGGAGGTACTCCTCCTCCAACAGTGTCTGAATGCACCATCACTGGTACAGCTGACAACGACATTCTCATCGGTACACCCGGCAATGATGTCATCTGTGCCAAGGCTGGCGATGACCTCGTCCGCGCGAAGGCAGGTAGTGACGTTGTCAAGGGCGGTAAGGGAGAGGACCTTCTAAAGGGAGGTCCAGGTCCTGACCTGCTGAAGGGCGGTCCTGGCTTTGATACCTGCAGGGGTGGAAAGGGTACAGACACGCTCGTTGGCTGTGAAGCATAGGGACGTTGTTGGTGGGGGAGCTTCGGCTCCCCCACTACCCCTAATCTTCGTACACGGCCGTGCAGTTTGGCATATACAGGACAACGACACGAAGATGCAATGCGGACTAACTATCAAGCCGCCGCTTCGGACAACTACCGACAAACCTAAAGAGGTGTTCCTCTGCCACAGCTGTCTAGGAACCTTCGAGAGGTCTATTGTGGGAAAGGGTCGACTCACCGATAAGGAGTTGGCAATCCTGACTGACCTCGCAACAACTGGTGCCTCCAATGAGGAACTTGCCGAGCGCCACAACATCTCTCCTACCACCGTTCGAACTCATATGCAGAACATCCAGCTACGTCTAGGTCTGCATAGTAAGGTAGAAATGGTTGTGTACTTCTGGACGCGATTGTATAGGAGGGATGATGAGCCAGGAAGAGGTAACTGAACAGTATGGGCTAGGTGCGAAGCCAGACCGTTACGACCCACGTGACTACCAGTTCAATGTGACACTCGCTCCCGACTTGGCTCAAGCTGCTCGTGCAACTGACCGCAAGTTCTACTCGATGGTCAACCCAGACTTCCGTATCAACCAGGGCGGCGAAGGCACTTGTGTCGGTCATGCTGCAACCAACGTGCTCCTTGCCGGACCTTCACCACATCCTGCCTATGAGCCTTTTCAGACCGAAGAGCAAGCACACCAGTTTGCACGCAAGCTCTACCTCGACGGCTCAGGTGACTCCACCTACCAGCAGGGGATGTTCCCTCGTGACGCCTGTGCCGAGCTTCTCAAGGATGGACTGATCGAGTCCTACTGGAAAGTCCTACAGGTCGAAGACGTCATCACAGCACTGCTAACCTTCGGCCCAGTGATGGTCGCAGTCCCTTGGTACAGCTCGATGTATGGCAAGGACAACGCCCTTTCTGCTTCTTATGGCAGCTTCTGGATCAAAGTCAACCTAGAGTCAACGCACGTCGGCTACCACGACATCGCGTTCACCGGGATTGATATGGCTCCTAACAATGGAGCTCCTGCATTCTTCCGATTCGAGAACTCGTGGGGATCGGACTGGGGTGCGAACGGTACGGCTCGCGTTTCAGTCGAGAGCTTCCGCCGACTGAACATCTGGGACAACTGGACCTTCAAAGAGAAGTCCTTCTGAGCCGGGAAAATCTTGGAGAACACTTGAGATTGTCCCTCGGGCTCCTATAGAATAGAACTAGTAGAACACGCTGTGTCTCTTCCCCAAGCACCACCTCCGGGCACAGCTTTGCTTGTCGATGTTCCAGGAGGCGGCTCGTTGAAGATTTCGATTCACACGTCCGATAGGACGAACTTCAAACGATGTCGCCAACGATGGGACTTCTCATCTAACATCCGTGGCAACCTCGAGCCTAAGAAACCTGTCACGCCGCTATGGTTCGGTACCGGTATCCACGAGGCTCTCGCAGCCTACTACGACCCGGAGATCGAAGTCACCAGCACGAGTACTCAGTATCTCAAGCTGGGTGAAGGCGTCTTGCAAAGGATGCCCCGAGATCCTGACTACGGGATCTTCGTCTTCGAGAACTTCGTCGACAGTTGGCTGACTTCTCTGGGAGAGCCTTCCGAAGACCAATACCTTTGGGCCAAAGAGAACCGCGAACTCGGTCTCGGCATGCTAAGCAACTACTTCAAGTGGTGTCGCATAAACGACGACTTCGAAGTCATCTGGGTGGAGAAAGAGTACGAAGTAGGAATCCCCGGCCTACCCGGGGTTTCTTACTCTTTCCGGTGTGACGGTCTTATCAAGACCAAACACCACACCTGGCTACTCGAGCACAAGACAACCGCACAGTTCCCAGATCAGACAGAGTGGCTGATGATGGATGACCAGTGTGGTTCGTACCTCTGGGGTCTCTCTCAACTCGACCCACCCATCTATGCAGAAGGCGTGGTATACAATGAGTTGAAGAAGAAGACCCCTCAGCCGCTCCGTTCTCTGTTGGCTGGAGGCTACAGCATCAATCGGTCCCAAGACACGACCTTCGAGATCGCCCTCGAGACACTTATGAAGGAACATGGCAGTCGAAAGATCCCACAGAAGTACTGGGAGTTCCTTGACTACCTCAAGTACAAGCCGAACAACTTCGTCAAGCGGACTCCTGTGCGGAGGAACCGTAAGGAGATCGAACTCCTGGGCGGTATGCTTCGCTATGAAGTTCTCGACATGGTCAACAATCCGGCCATCTATCGTTCCCCCTCCCGAGTCAACTGCTCTAGCTGTCCATTTGTCTCCCCATGCATCCTTCGTTGGGAGGGCGGCGACCATCAATACCTACTTGACATCGAGTTCAAGAAACGAGAATCCTATTATGGGAAGGTATACTGACAATGGTTGATGAGCAAGTGAACGAGCACAGCGTAGTCCCAGAACCTAGCATCACAGAGACAGGTTACGACCCTTCCGAGCTGAAGGAAGCGGTCGAGGCAGTGCGACAAAGTTACGAAGAGAAGCGCGTCATCGCAGGTCTGCCTGTCACTGCAGTAGCACAACGTAGTGACTTTGTCAAGATGCTCATCTACGGTGTCCCAGGAGTAGGTAAGACGATGCTCTCGGGCTCAGCAGATGAGGTCGAACGGATGCGTCCGGTTCTCTTCATTGACATTGAAGGTGGAACCAAGACGATCCGTGACAAGTACTCCAATGTCGAAGTTCTTCGAGTCAAGGACGAGTTTGATGAGAAGGGAAGGTTGGTCAAGACATCTTGGGAACGTCTCCAGGATGTCTACGAGGACATTCGAAAGGGGGTGTTGCCTTACAAGACATACGTCATCGATAGCCTGACAGAGGGCCAGAAGATGTCGATGTACTCCGTGATGACACGCACCGTCAAGGGTGACCCAACACGAGACCTCGACATCCCAGCTCAGCGTGACTGGGGCAAGAGTGGTGAGATGGTGCGTCGAATGGTCCGTGCCTTCCGTGACCTCGATGCGAACGTCATCTTTACAGCCCTTGAGGCCTCTGACAAGGATCAGCAGACGGGGGCAGTTACGATCACGCCGTCACTGCCTGGTAAGTTGAAGTACGAGATCTCGGCATTCCTCGACGAAGTACTCTACATGTACACGAAGGTCGAGAAGGATGGAATCATCCGCCGCGTTCTCACACAACCGACAGGCAAGTTCATTGCCAAGGACCGATCAGGTAGGCTTCCTCAGACTATGGACGATCCGTCTATGGCCGAGATTGCAGACCTGGTCCTCGATCCAAAGGAGAACTGACTTGGGCATCCCAATCCCTGGTGGCTTCGCTGATGTCGAAGATGCATTTGCTCCTCTCCCGCCTGGTACCTACGACGCTGTCGTGTTCAAGGGCGAGCTGAAGGAAGCAGGAGAGAACGCTAAGAACCCAGGCTCGCAGTACATCGCCTGGGAGTTCAACATCTTGAACGATGGCTTCGAGAAGAGGAAGGCATGGATGAACACTTCCCTCGTCCCGAACGCTCTCCCGATGTTGAAGCGTTTCCTGATCGCAGTCGGCTACGAAGAGGAGGAGCTCAACGTAGCTGACTTCGAGATTGACATCGACGAGGTTGTTAGTCGGAATGCTCGACTTGTTGTCGTCGAGAGCACCAATCCCAACACGGACGAGAAGACACACTCCGTGAAGAGGATCCTACCGGCTGGCGCAGTCGCGTCAGAACTGCCGTAGGAAAGACGTAAGAGCGGTATCCGGCTTCGGCCTCTCTATCGCTCTTACAGGGCGAGGGGGTTCTAACGAGCCCCCTCGCCTCCATCTCGGGGAGGATAGTTGGAACTCGTAGTAATCAGTCCTGAAGTGAACAATGCTAGAAGTTCCTTCTTCAGGGCCTTGTTCGCCAACGAGACAGGATACGTCTGCTTCGCAACCCGAGTCGGTAAGAGGTTCGAGCAGACGTTCTTCAAGTACCCTGAACAACTCGGCAACATGCTCGAGTTCGTCAACAGGAACTACCATGGCCAAGATGTCTACTTCTGCCCCCAACTTTTGCGTACGCAGAAGAGGGAGAAGTCCTCAGTCAAGGTTGCCACCTGCATCTGGGCTGACCTCGATGAGTGTGACCCAGCGAACGTTCAGCCTCCTCCCTCCTTTTCACTTCTTACTTCTCCAGGGCGATACCAAGGTTTCTGGCTACTCGAAGAACCAGTCAGCCCTGTGGAAGGTGAGGACGCTAGCCACCGTCTAGCACACATGTACAAGGACCTCGGTGTTGATCAGAGCGGATGGGATTTGACTCAACTGCTGCGAGTGCCCGTAACGTACAATCAGAAGTACGCCACTGCAGCAGGGTCCCCCGTTATCGACTTTGACACTCGCTACATTTCAGGTACTAGGTATCCCTTCTCCGTGTTCCAAGAGATGCCTCAGGTGCCAGGGTACGAGTGGACCGATGAGCCGATGCCTAACCTGGATGGGCAGGACCCTGACGCTCTCATTGAGAAGTACAAAGACCGACTTGATATTCAAGTTCACGTCCTATACACGAAGGAACCAATCAACGACTGGTCAGGCTCACTATGGAACCTAGAGTGTCTCCTGATCGAAGCAGGGGTACCGAAGCAAGACGTCTTCATTATCTGCAACGCCGCAGCTTGTAATAAGTTCAAGCGCGAAGGGCTCGACCCCTCATACCTGTGGAGAGATGTGTGTCGAGCCGATGCCCGCATTGGAGCTCGCCTTCAAGAGGTCACTAGGCAGCAGCCTTTGCCTGAGCTCTTGACGGATAAGGAACGGGAGATAGTCAAGAGCCTGCCTGACACCTTTGTCGAAGACTACATCAACTGGGCCAAGTCGAGAGGGGATGCAGCGTGGCAGTATCACGAAGCGGGTGCGTTTGTCATCCTGTCACAATTACTGTCTGGCGTGGTGAAACTCCCTACTTCGTTCGGGATCATTGTGCCGAACTTGTGGTTCATGATCCTTGCGGATACCACACTGACCCGCAAGTCCACTGCTATGGACATGGCGGTCGAGATGGTGATGCAAGTAGACCCGGATGCAGTTTTAGCGACGGATGGATCTTTAGAAGGCTTGATGACAGGCTTGGCAGCACGGCCTAATCGACCTGGCATCTTCTGGCGAGATGAGTTCAGCGGCTTGCTGGAGATGATCAAGAAGAAGGACTACTATGCTGGCATGGTCGAGTCAATGACGAAACTATACGATGGCAAGTACCAGAAGCGGATGCTGCGTAAAGAGGTCCTGGAGATCCGAGACCCTGTTCTCATCATGTTCTGTGGTGGGATTCGTACTCGGGTTCTTTCGTTGATGGACATTGAGTACGTCTATTCCGGATTCCTTCCTCGGTTCATCTTCATCGAGGCAGCCTCGAACATCGACAACTATCGACCAATAGGTCCGATGACAGAGAATCAAGACGATACAAGGCAGAAGCTGGTTCAGGACCTGTCCAAGCTGAGAGAGATGTACTCGGCAGAGATAACCATCAAGGTAGGCGAGCAGACTGTGACGACAAAACGACAGTGGGAAGCGGTCCTTGATCAATCTCCAGGAGGCACTTGGGACCGCTATAACGAGTTCGAACAGACTATGCTCAAGTACGGAACTGAAAGCGGCGCGCCTGAGATATACACTCCAGTAATGGACCGCCTCTCAAAGTCAACTCTCAAGGCCGCTGTGCTCCTAGCTGCTTGTCGTCAGGAGCCGGTAGGTAACGTTCAAGTCGAGATGTCCGATTTGCTTCGTGCCATCTCGTATTGTGAGCACTGGAGAGTTCATAACCTGGACGTAGCAGCGAACGTCGGGAAGACGTCGAATGAGAAGCAGTTGGATCAGATGCTGACTGCTATCACACGTGAGCCCGGTGTGCCACGTTCCAAGCTGATGCAGAACTACCACCTCACAGCCAGAGAGGCTGACTGGATCCTAGAAACACTGGACCAGAGAGGTACGATCAGAAGGACGAAAAATGGTCGAAGTGAACGGCTCTACCCGGCTCTTATCAAGGGCTAACACGGCCTGGATGGAACTGGGTGCATGCCAGGATAGAGATGAAGACGGCAAGATCTTCTTCCCCGATCCAGGCAACAATGCCGTCATGGCAAAAAGGATGTGTGCGCGTTGTCCCGTTAGGGAGAGATGTCTTGACTGGTCGATAGAGACCCGACAGATGTACGGGATCTGGGGAGGAGTGTCAGAGAAGAAGCGTCGTCAGATGATGCACCTTCGTTACGGTAGGACTCCATACTATGCAATCATGGAGGAGGATGATGAAGACATCAGCAATAGTCCTGCTGTCGGGGGGACTCGATAGCACGACTGCGTTCTACAAGGCAATGTGGGAACGAGATGATGTCCGAGCGATCTCGTTTGACTACGGGCAACGGCATCGCAAGGAACTTGAAGCCGCTAGTTACTTCTCACGCCTACACGATGTGCCATGGCACGTTGTCAACCTTCAGACTCTTGGTGGGCTTCTGAAAGGTAGTTCGCTTAGCGATCCGGACGTCGAAGTTCCTGAAGGTCACTATGCCAAAGACACAATGAAGGCAACGATCGTTCCCAACCGCAACAGTATCATGCTAAGCTGTGCAGTCGGAGTTGCAGTTGGAAACAAGTTCCAAGAGGTCTGGGCAGCGATGCATGCAGGTGACCATGCCATCTACCCTGACTGTCGACCCGAGTTCATCGAGAAGCTGAACGAGCTTATCCCGATCGCCAACGCGTGGGAGGATCCTATCCCCAGAGTCATCACGCCCTTTATTGACTACACCAAAGACATGATTGTCAGGCTCGGATCCGACATGGGTGTCCCTTACGAACACACCTGGAGCTGCTACGAAGGTGGAAAGGTCCACTGCGGCAAGTGTGGGACCTGCGTTGAGAGGCAAGAAGCCTTCTACCTCGCAGGCGTTCAAGACCCGACCGAGTACGCTGACACCGAGTACTGGAAGGCAGAAACCGGAGTCTCTTCATGATGGAGATAGGCAAGACGTTCCAGTTCTCGTCAGGTCATGTTCTGTGGCGGGACGATTGGGACGAAGAGAAGAACATCAAAGTCTTTGACAAGTGTTCTCGCTCACATGGTCACAACTACAGCCTCACGGTTGCGATCTCCGGAGACGTAGAGATGGAAACCGGCATGATCATGAACTACTACCAACTAACGGACATCGTCAATCACCTCTTCATCGACGAATGGGATCACCGTGTCCTCAATAACATCAAGCCCTTTAGCGAGGGCATCCTACCAACAGCTGAGAACATGGTACTAGTCGCTCTTGAGGCGCTGAAAGCACAGTTCGCCTTGTCAATATGGAGACCTTCGAGAATTCACATCAAGGAGACAGACAAGACATACGCGGAATGGAGGTTCAGTGACTGAGTACGCCCACTCGTTCGGTGTGTTAGACGTTGTCTCGATGCTGAACCGTCGTGACACTGCTTACGTCGTGCCTACACTAGCACACGCCCTCGAGTGGTGGCGAGTCGTGAGGACGGCTGTGAATGAAGCTCACGGCAAAGACTGTGTGACCAACACCAAGACGGCGTGTGTTCTAAGATGCAACCACAGGGCCCTTCGTTTGTGGGTCCCTTATGAAGAAGATCCAACTCAACCAATGGACTTCGATCATGCATTCAAGTACAACTGCGACTACGTTAGTCCGTACTTCTACCCAAACGAACTGAGGTCAATGGTATGATTAGCGTCATACAGTTCCCGAACGACGTTGAACGCAAGTACGTTGTTACGGTTCGCATTGCCGATCTTATCCTAGAGAAGCTGACTAAGGAACAGTTCCGCGAGTTTACTGACTGGGACAAGCAACTACCACTTCTGGGATTTAGTCGAGTAGCCGAGGTGACCAGGTACTCTGACTTTCCGTTCTGTGACAAGGTGTTCATCATCAAGACGGACGAAGTAGTCAAGCCAATGTTGTTCGGACATGCTCTACCATACACTGCGGAGGCTCTATGAGGCTTCTGGAATTGTACACGACGGTTCAGGGAGAGGGGCCGAACGTTGGGAAGCCAACTACCTTCGTTCGGTTTGCAGGATGTAACATGAGGTGTCCCGGTTGGCCTTGTGATACTCCATATGCAATCTTTCCTGAGATCTGGCGGAAGGAGGCAGAGAACGTCCCTCCTAAGGAACTGTTCCTACGAGTCAAGGAACAGACACCGATGCACATCTGTATCACCGGAGGCGAGCCTCTCATCCAGAACCGAAGAGAGCTAACAGAGTTCCTTTGGTTCTTGCACAGCAATCGATACACGGTCGATATCTTCACTAACGGAAGTAGGCCTCTACACGGCTCTGGACCAGATCCTGATAATGAGAAGGTCAACTACCTAATGGACAACATCACCTTCATCATGGACTGGAAGCTTCCTGGAAGTGGAGAGCACCAGAACTATCTGGCTGAGCGTCATTACAACCTTGGGCAGCTTCGACCAAAGGATGCAGTCAAGCTTGTCATCAAAGACAACAAGGACCTCAAGTACGCCGAGGAGTACATCGAACGTTGGCACCATAGCTGGAAGCCTGAAGAACGGATCGATGCACAAGTGTACGTCGGTGTTGCTTGGGGTGAGATGTCAGAAGCTGACCTCGTACACTGGCTCAACGAGAAGGGCTACACCTGGGTCAAGCTCAACGTCCAAGTACACAAGTTCATTTTCGACCCGAATGAGAGAAGAATATGAACTGGGAGGGTTATATGAGGAGAACTATCCTAGTAGGACTGTTGACTATGGGCCTGGTTGCGGTACTCGCGACCCCCGCCTCCGCATCGAGCTTCGATATCAACTGCAAGTACACACGCACCCTATCGGACGACCCTATCGTGCTTCCGGGCCAGCCTGGGGCCTCGCATTCACATGACTTCTTCGGGAACAGGACGACGGATGCCTTCAGCACTTACGACACGCTGATCGGGCAGACCACGTCCTGTAGCTCTGACCCAGGTGACACTGCCTCGTACTGGATGCCAACGCTCTACAACAATGGGGTTGCGGTCCACGGCTCCCTGAAGGCGTACTACTACAACAAATACACGAGCGTCGGGTCTGTCATCGCTCCCCCTCAGGGGCTTCAGACGGTGGCAGGGGACTCACACGCAACCGCCCCCCAGTCAACGAAGGTTGTATACTTCGGCTGTGGCAACGGCACGGGAATCTCGAAGGTGACTTACCTTCCGAACTGCACCGGTCTGTCTGGCGGCAAGCTACAAATCCATGTCATCTTCCCTGATTGCTGGGACCAGCTTGGCCTCACCCGAGACCACGTCGTCTATTCGTACAAGGGCGTCTGTCCTGTCGGATATGTGCGGATGGCGCAGCTGATCGAGCGGTTCTCATTCGCCACCATCATCGACGCCCGAGGCGTGACGTTGGCAAGTGGCCCGTTCTATACGATGCACGCTGACTTCTTCAACAGTTGGAATGAAGCAGCCCTCGCTGCTGAGGTAGCAACCCTGTGAGAAACTGGAGGCGCATCTGATGGGTTGGCAGGACGTTGCGCCGTTGTTGAAAGACTCCAGTGCACGTCCCTTCATTCCGTACAACTTCCTTCGAGACCTCGACCCTAAAGCCCTCGAGCGTTTGGACGGGATACTTGAGCATCACCTTGAGATGGATGCAAACAATGTGAATGGTGCAAAACACGGTGCACCCGTTACATGTAGGATCTGTGGTAAGGCATGTGAGAACGGGCATTACCGAGGACAGCACGAGCGTGCGCACCGAGAGGGGAGGATCTGATGGACTGTGTAAACTGTGGTCATGATCAAGATGACCATAAATGGTCGGATGAGCAGAGCGCTACCATCTGTACAGGCGATGGTCTTTTCGATGACGGAACTCCCCAATGTGACTGTGACCTGTTCGAAGAGGATGAGGAGGATGAGGAGTGACCGACGCAGCAGTTGAGGCGGCAGTGGAGCAACTCTTGAAGTCACTTGGCTACGACGTTGAGGATGAGCAACACCTTCGAGACACGCCACGTCGTGTAGCCGAGTCGCTAACGGAGCTGACAACTCCAAAGGAATTTCAGTTCACGACCTTCGAGAATAACGACATCGATCAGATGATTATCGTCAAGGACATTCCGTTCTACAGTCTATGCGCACATCACCTTCTACCGTTCTATGGCTCAGCACACATCGGGTACCTGCCGAACTCTACTCTTGCAGGACTATCTAAGATCGCCCGAACAGTGAAGTACTTCATGCGAGGTCTCAATCTCCAAGAGGAGATGACCAATGACATCAAGAACTTCCTGGTGGAGCATCTCGAGCCAAAGGGGGTCATCGTTGTCCTTGAAGGTCATCATCTATGTATGGCGGTTAGAGGAGCCCAGACGCCTGACCACCTTACTACGACTTCTGCGTTGGCAGGGGTTTTCTTCGACCCCGAAAAGGGACCAGCCGCGCGAAACGAATTCTTCAGCCTAGTCAGGGGGATGAATGGTAGAAGGTAACGTACTAGACCAGCCGTTCCAAGAAGGTGATAACGTCAATCACCCTGCACACTACAATCGGCACCCAAGTGGAGTTGAGACCATCCAGATCACGGAGCACTTCAACTTCTGTGTAGGGAACGCCATCAAGTACTTGTGGCGATCCGGACTCAAGGAAGGAACGGACGCAGTTCTAGACCTGCAGAAAGCACGTTGGTACGTAGACAGAGAACTCAAGAGATTGGGGGCTGAATGAAGACGGCTGTCATTGCACCAACTGGCCTCTTGAAGAGGTACGCAGCCAGAAGCAAGTACCATCTGTGTCTTGCTCATCTATGCCAAGATGAGAATCCTTACTCCACATTCTATCGTGAAGCGTCCGATCGTGGTGAGTACGTCATCTTAGACAACTCCATCATCGAACTTGGTGAGCCAATGAACGAGCTTCAGCTCTATCGCGCCATCGACATTGTTCGTCCTACAGAGTTTGTCTGTCAAGACTTTCCTCGCGATCCTCCTACGACACACTTCTGGGCAATGGAGAAGGGTGCACAACTGAAGAAGCTCTACCCTGACATGAAGCTGATGGTTGTTCCCCAGTGGGGACAAGGTAGAGTCTTTGAAGACTGGTGGGCGAGCTTCCTGTGGCTCAGGAACCTTCCGTTCGCTGACACAATCGGGTTGCCTAAGTTCATCCGTGGTGGACGGTTCGTTGCAGCACAACGACTAGAGCAGGAGCCAATGCTCCGCCTCGATAAGGAATTCCATCTCCTAGGCACATGGGGCAATCCTCTCGAAGTCAAGGATATGACTCGCTACAAGTGGATCCGTGGAGTCGATAGCAAGGCACCTGTTCGCTTCGGCCAGTACGGAGTAGCTCTTCATCCAGAACGCGGTCTACTATCTGACTTCCGTGATGCAATCCCAGCACTCGAGTTCAACAACGCAGACGACCCAATGCCAGTAATCACGGACCATAATGTTAGAACCTATCTCACGTGGGCTCGAGGCGAACAAGATGCAAAGGTTCTTCAGTTCCCTTTACCTGAAGAAGGCTTTGAGACAAAGAGTAGGATCTTCAAGGGGCCGTAAATGGAGAAGGCACCAGGTGCCAAGTGTGACGAATGTCCACTCAAGGAGATGAAGCATGTTCCCGGAAGCGGACCGAACAGCGCGGCTCTTGCGGTCGTCGGAGAAGCCCCCGGTGCAGGAGAAATCGCAACAGGAGTTCCCTTCTCCGGAGTCTCCGGACAACTCCTCAACAACATCCTCAAGTACCACGGAATCAAACGAGAGGAGACCTATGTCACAAACGTCGTCCTATGTCGCCCCCCAGACAATCGGACACCAACGACAAAAGAGATTGGGGCCTGTCACAATCGCCTCATCCAGGAGCTTCGGGGTACAGGAGCCAAGAGTGTTCTCGCGTTGGGAGCTACAGCTGCGCAGTCACTTCTGGCCTCACGGACTGCTATTAGTAAACTTCGGACTGAACCAGACTTGGCGTCGCCGTACTTGGGATCTGGAGTTCATGTCATCCCTACATTCCACCCAGCGGCGGCACTCCGGACACCTGACTATTTCCCGTCCATCCTCAAAGATGTCGCAAAGATCAATGCTGTACAGGTTGTATGGGAACACACTAAATACCAGGTGGTCGACAACGAAGTCAAAGCAAGGGACCTCCTCAGCAAGCAAGTAGAACAGGCAGCTGGTAACGGAGGCATCATAACCTTCGACGCAGAGCTTGACATCGAAGCAATCAAAGGTGCAGTCGATCTAAAGAACCCAGTGTGGCTATGTGCAGGTATCTCATCGAGACCAGGAGCTGCCGTTGTTTACACCCCAGAGGTATTGACTCCAAACTTTTGGGCACAATTGAACGATACCTTCCTTGACAACCGTCTTCGTTGGACATACCAGAACGGTAAGTTCGATATTCAGCCCCTGTGGGGGTCTGGTGTCACGAACGCCCGCGTTGACGAAGACACGATGCTAATGCACTACAGCACAGATGAGAGGAAAGGTACACATGACCTTGAACAACTGGCGGTTGAGATACTGGGAGCACCGGCTTACAAAACGGATACCCGTCGTTTTCTTCCTCGTACTGGGGCGTCTCTTCGTTATCTGCCTCCTGATATTCTTCATCAGTATAATGCTGCTGATGCCGATGTTACTCATAGGCTGGTGGATCCTCTCCAATCTGAGATGAAGTCAGACGGTGTCGAGCGGCCTTACTACGAGCTTCTGATTCCGGGTAGTGATGTACTTGGTAGGGCTGAGTACTTGGGTACTAAGGTCGACCGAGACCGTCTAGATGAACTGGCAGACGAGTTGTGGGAGGAGTTGATACCTAAGCGGAAGGAACTAGAACAGTGGGTAGCGAACCCGAACTCTCCGAAGCAGATCAAAGCAATGCTTGATGACGTCTATGACATCGACACGGAGAGTACAGACAAGGAACACCTACAAGCCATAAAGGAGAAGCATGGAGGAGAAATCGGAGAGTTCGTTAGCAAGCTTCTGGACTATCGTCAGCAAGCCAAGCTACGTTCCACATACGTTGTCGGACTTGCTAAGCGCCTGGTTCGAAGTCGAGTCCATACTACATTCCTCCTTCATGGCACGGACACCGGCCGTCTTTCCAGCAGGAATCCAAATCTTCAAAACATTCCGTCTGGATCCAAAATTCGTGACCTCTACGTCGCTGGTCCGGAAAACGTATTACTCAGTGCTGACTATAGCCAAATTGAATTTCGTCTCGCCGCCATCCTATCTGGAGATGAATGGCTTCTTGACCAGTTTAGGCAAAACCGGTCGTTTCACACGGAAGTGGCCCACCGGTTCTTCGGAGAAGATTATACGGAACTACAGTATCTCCGGGCAAAGGCAGTCAACTTTGGCATCCTATACCTTAGAGGAGCTAAGTCCCTCGCAGATGAACACAAGTTTCCAGTTGCAGAGGGCTATCGAATGATCCGAGAGTTCTACCAACAGATGCCCAAAGTGAAGGAGTACCAGGATGACATCCACCGCCAGATCCGTCACAACGGCTACCTTGAATCCTACTTCGGACGTAAGCGACGCTTCTGGCTCGTTACAAGAGAGAATTGGCATATGGTATCTAAGGAGGGAGTTGCGTTCCCTACACAATCTGCTGCTTCTGATCTCAATCTACAAAGTGCAATCCGCCTTGAACCTCTACTACGCGGAAAGGCTGCTGTGCTTATCCCAGTACATGACTCTCTTGTCTTTGAATGCCGCCGACAGTACCTCGAAGAGGTAGCATACACAGTTCGCGAAGTGATGGAAGATACACCCGTCAGAGACATCTGTCCAACACCAATCGAAATCAAGGTCGGTCTCAAGTGGGGATCACACCGTGGGAGGTGCCCTGATAGAGTGTGCTACCACCTGAAGGAGTACAAGGGAGGTCCGTATGTCGCAGCAGCCTGAGAGGGGCGGGATGCCTACACCTCACCCACAGGGCGTTCCATTGGTGAACCCGGCACCTCTTGATCACAAGACTACAGTCACTGGAGCACAGTTCCCAGTGATGGATCCTGGAGACGGAAGTGGCGAACCAAAGCTGGTCCTGAAGGAACACGTTGTCGTCTTCCACTCGACTCCTGCAGGAACTGCAACGATGGTTTGGGAACTAGACGTCGCAGAGAAGATCGCTCTTGACGTCTACGGCGCAGTTAGGAGGATGCGGAGCAACATCGTCCTACCCGGTGACGGAAGTAACCTTCGAGAGATCTCCCGAGACATGATGAACAAGGCACTCGATGAAAAGGAAAAAGATGCCTAGAGGTAGTAAGGTGCCTATTGGGACAGAGACCATAAACAAGAACGGCTACACAATGGTGAAGACCTCGAACGGATGGGCATTCAAGCATTGGATCGTTGCAGAGAAGAAGCTTGGCAGACCCTTACACTCCGACGAGAGAGTCTATTTCAAGAACCGAAACAACCGAGACTTCCGTCCATCCAACATCGAGGTGCGAGAGAGGAAGAGTCATGCCGATGGTCTGTCCTAGATGTGGGAAGATCTACCCGGTAGCGAAGGATGCAACAAGAGCCTGGTGCGGACAAGATATGGCATTGCTCTTGCCTACTGACGAACCTTATGTCCCTCTACCTCAAGGCCCAGGAGGAAAGAAGAGGATGGTTCCTTCTCCTGGAGAACAGGCTCGGATACTAGAACAACAGGCGCGATGTTGCATCTACTGTGACAGACCTTTCGGAGGTGACGTTCGCGTTACTTGGGACCACTTTGTCCCTTGGAGTTACTCCCAACGAAACGAGAAATTCGTGGCAGCGTGCCAGAGATGTAACAGCAAGAAGTCCGACAAGATGTTCCAAACCCTCGAGGAGGCACGTGCGTACCTTGAGTCAGTTCTTCACAAAGTTTAGACTTGCTCAACGAGCTATGAATCTCTATGGAGTTCCATACTTAGATTCTTCTCTAACCTATGGAGTATACCTATCGAGCTTACTAGGGTTGAGGTTGCGAGTAGTCACCGTTAGAGAAAAGTCTATAAGGAGGTGAAACATGAACGTCTTTCTGATAGCGGCACTCGTAAGTGCCATCTTTGCCTTCATCACAGAGGTGTCTGACGAGAAGGAAATCCTCCTGTCAGTAGCAGGATGGCTGATCCTCACACTGGCCTTCTATCTCGCCTCACTTCTGTTTGGATTTGCCGTCGGGGCGAAGCGACAGAACACTCCTTGATTTTGACAAGTGGTTGCTATAGAATAGATAGAGGAGGTGAACTCCATGGCCAAACCGAAGGGTCCAAAGAAGCCAAAACCTGTCAAGCAGCCGAAGGGATACTGATATGCCAGCACTAGCCACACCTTCGATCTATGCCAAGTTGGAGCGTATGGAGATCCAGGGACCAAAGGGTGTTGCTCGCATCTACTGGGTCTGTGGTAACTGCAGTGAGCACATCTACCGTACAGCCGAGGGAACTAAGACACCGGATGACTATAGGTACTGTCCGAACTGTGGTGCGAGGTTCGAGTGAAGACGAACGCCGAGATGGTTGCAGAGTTCCATCGAGCCTTTGGCGTCCCTAGTCTTGACAGGCCAGGCTTCCCCGACGGACGAGTATCTCTCCGAATCAACCTCATCACGGAGGAGTTCGTTGAGTTGCTTCTTGCTATCGGCCAACGTGATATCGTCGAGGTAGCAGATGCACTTGCTGACCTCCTCGTTGTCACGTACGGTACGGCACTCGAGTTTGGCATCCCAATCGATGAAGTGTTCGAAGAGGTGCATGACTCGAATATGTCAAAGCTTGACGAGAATGGCAAGCCCATCTACCGTGAGGACGGCAAAGTCCTCAAAGGACCCAATTGGCGCCCGCCAGACATTCGTCACATTCTGGAGGAAGAATGAACGGTTACGGCATTCCTGACTACGAACCAGCACCAGAGTGGGGACACTCTAGCTGGTTCCAGAGGTGGCGGTGTAAGCGTAAGGGTGGACACTTCGGTCCTATTGAGAGATTTGTCCTCATGGGCAACATGGACGTAAACTCTCTCGTGTGCTCGAATCCGAAGTGCCGTGCATACTTGGGTGACATTCCTATTCGACGAGTGGAGAAGCCTCTTGCGCCTCCTAGCCCTTGATCCTGGAGCTACCACTGGGTGGGCAATATTCACCAAGGGTGCAGTAGGTGAACGATATACTTCAGGACAAGTCGCACAAGACAAAGTCTGGGACCTCCTTCAAACGGCTAGGTGGGGACAGAACGGCCCTATCGACTTGACTATCATCTGCGAGTCGTTCCAACATCGTCAACTTCCGAAGGTCGATCTGTCTCCAGTCGAGGTGATCGGTGTCGTCAAGGAGTGGGCTAGGCAGAACAAAGTCGAGATCGTCTGGCAGACACCGGCTCAGGGGAAGGCATTCTGGGACGACAACCGACTCGCCAAACTTGACTTACTGAGGAAGCCCAAGACGAACTGGCGACACGCGAACGATGCAATGAGACACATACTCTGGTACCTTGGCTTCGGCAAGGGAGTACGCATCGGCGAAGCCGGAAACCTACTTCCAAAGAAGGGAGCGTGATAGAACACAGACCAAACCGCAGTTGCCGTGGCCTCAAGTCGAGGCCCAACGACGAAGCGGAGGTGCAGAATGCAACCGATTTTGCCACGGTGGTTGCTTGTGGTGTTAGCGTTCCTGTTGTTGGGGTTCGCATTCATAGCAGCAGCGAGCAACGCAAGTGCAGGAGGGTGGAACAAAGAGTGTCGGGGTTACTCACCAGCCAAGACGGTTCGTTGCATAGCAGCGAAGCAAGACCCGCCTGGCGGAGTCGCAGAGGCTCTCAGCGTTTGGCATTGCGAGAGCAACTTCGGTGTCGAGCCCTCGCATTCCGATTCATATCACGGTCCCTTCCAGTATCTCAGGACTACATACGCGAACCAGAGAACATCGATGCCGGACATCGATCGCTGGTACGGACTATCGGTGTTTGTTCACAACTGGAGGTCGAACATCATCACGGCTGTCTCTTGGGCAGCTCGTCATGGATGGGGACCTTGGGGATGTGCATAGGAGGTGAAGAGTGAAAGTTTACCGCGCAGGACGCAAGGGAACTAAGTTCTCTGAGTTTGGTCCTCTGAAGGAAGCCCGTGTCGACTTTGTCGATCGTATCAAGGGCAAGGGACCGTACAAGTGGAAGAAGAAGAACGCTCCGATCACCGACTGGTCTCGAGAGATGGGCCAGCCAGCCTTGATGAAGAACTTTGACCGTGAAGTTCCTCTAATGGGTGAGGACAACGCCTTCTGGTGTAAAGTGGTCTCCACAGGGGCCATCTTCGTCCTCGACATTGGTGAGGCACACATCGTTGTACCCCCACCTCCATCTGGCATCTCTAAGTCGATCGCCAAAGCGCACAGGCTGACCTTCAAGGAAGCTGAACTTATCCAACTCGAGGACGGTATCTCACGGCGTATCATTACGATGGGGTACACCGTTTGCAAGCTTATCTCCGGGACACGAGTTCCTTCTCAACACTGTCCCGGTCCACCTTCACCAACTGGTGGCAATGCTATGGACTGGGTGGTCCAGAAGCAGGTCAGCGGCACGTGGGGCGTTGACATCGCCGGGACAGATCGAGTTGTCAAGAAGCTGAACAATAGCGGCTTCCCGGAAGTGCTCTGGCGAGGAGTTGCAAGCCACTATCCCAACCACGCACACACGTCAGGCAACCCAAAGAGGAGTGGGTGGCCAGCCTGCCTGTGAGCTGATAAGTATAGGGACCGGGCAAGCCCCTGAGAGGGAAGGAGGTAACACCCGGTCCCTATACACCTTGAAGCTATTCGGCTACCTTGCCGTTCTCCAGCGCCTTCGCCTTCTCATGCTTCATAGACGCTCCTGCACTGAGATTGTCGAACAGCTCATGGGCGAACCCAGCTGCTCCTCCGGCAAGCACACCAGTGAGCACCTGTCCTGCAACGCCCGTCAAACGGGACGACTCACCAGCTAATGCAGGTACCAGTGCGAGGATCGCTGCACTGAGGTCGATCCCCCAGCCGACGCAGTAGATGATACCGATCAGGAACGCTGCAACGTTCCAGGTCGCAGGCGGCAACGAGTCATCCCTGTCAATCACGTTCCTAACCAGATCAACTGACTTCGTGACGACTGCACCTAGTGCTAGAACTGCTGCAAGCACTGCTGCAAAGTCCATGTTTCACCTCCCTTCAGTTCCCGGTTGAGCCCAAAACCTGGACTCCAAGTAAGACCAAACTAATTGCAAAGCTTAGTCCTGCTGCAATGAGGACATACTTGATCTGCTTCCGTTGAGACTCAATCTTCTCAGAGTTCTGCTGACGCAACGTGTCAAGTGCAGTTTGACGAACTGCTTCTGTCTTCAGTGAGTCTACGTCAGATACTAGGCTCTTGAAGGTCTCAGAGGTAATCCCATCCGACTTCAAAGTTTCAACATCCGACTTGAGAGTCTTCAGGCTCTCGTCCAACCGAGAGGCGAACGGTGCACCACCACTCTCCAGTCTATCGAGTCGATCCGCAATGACCTTATTACGCTCGTCGACGTTGTTTGCCGCTTCAGCCACTCTGCTTTCAAGCGTCTCACGAGCGAACGTCAGCAGTTGCTGTTCGGATATATGCTGCTCGTCATGACTCTCGTGTTCAGCATCGTGAGCACGTCGGCGTTCACGGAGCACGGTAAGGAAGAAGTCCTTGTCAGTAGTGTACCCTAGCGGAGCCCTCCGATCTCCGCCGGGGGATTGATCATGCTCGTGCCCGTTTCCGTCCTCGTGCGTCACCTTCCCTACTCCTCCTTCTTCAACTTCAGCTTGTCTGCTATCTTCAACTTCAGTAGCTCTTTGTTCTGATTGATCTTTTCTTGCTTCTCCTTCTCTTCCTTCTCCCGTTTCACCTTCTCTTTGGCCATCTCAGCGGGGTCGTCAGGACGATGACCAACCTTCTTCAGGTGCTCCTTGAACAGTGCCTCTTGTGAACCTATTGGGTCGATAGCCACGACAGTTCCTCGATTGTCCGTTTCGATATCGAGATCGTGTTCAAGAAGGAGGTTCTCTAGCTGGTCTCTCGCCTCATCCGGGATGGTCATATCCTCAGGGATGTAGGCGATGCCAAAGTACCTCAGTGCTTCTCGCGCTGACATGAAGTCTGTCATTCCCTGAACGCCTCTTGGAGCTTCGCCTCAGTTTGGTTCAGTGCGTTCGTACGAGTTGCAGGAGTTATCGTGTCTAGCCATGCCCGATAGAAATCCCGAGCCGCAGTCTCTATTGCAAGAAGTCGGGGCTCGGCCCTCTCAGCCCGATCCCTCCAGTACTGCATCTCTAACCTCAATTCGTCTGCACTCATCTCCCTCTCCTAGGTCTTGATGATGAAGTGCACTCGAAGGTGCCCGTGCTGCTTGTGCCCACTCGGTGCCCCAGATTCGTCGATGGTAATAGGACTGCCTCCGGTATCCGTAGGTCCAGCATCCCACGATGTACCATCGAACCTCGAGCCACCTGTAAGCGAGTCCTGGTAGATAGATGCAAAGTCTGCGTGTTCGACAAAGGTGTCCTCGTGGTTGACATGAGCTGTCTGTCCGAACCCTCCAGTGAACGGTGATCCAGGGCTCCTACGTGAACCCTGAGTAATGCCATGCGAGTGATCACCTCCATTGTTAGTGAAGCCGTTGACAAAGTGATTATGGCCAGGGCCAGCAGCATTGTTGGCTCCTGTGGCTCGTGTGACGGTATCGCTAGCCGGGTTGGTATTTACGCTGAAAAAGTGATCATGAGGCGTCGCGTTGCCTTCACTGCCTCCACCACCGTCGTCAGAATGGTCTTTGCGCCTTCTCTTGTGATGGTGCTTGTGTCTATGACCCTGATGCGAACCATGACCATCCTGACGCTCACCTTCGACCTGGTTCTCGTTCTCCCCAAGGCTCTGACCAGCCCCTACTCCTCGGGGGTGCCGACGTCTAAAGTCTGGGACGGCGAAGTTCACTCCGCTCCCACCGTACGTATAACCAATCTCAGCGAACAGAGCAGGATACAATGACGTTGCATAGAGTGTTCCATTAGCTCGAAGCCATCCTGTAGGAGTGTTCGGGCCGGCGTGCTTCTTGATCGTGCCTGGAGTATCCGCATCGAACTCATCGCCCTCAACACCATTCAGAAGCTGACCAGAAGCACTTGGCTGCCACGGGCCCCTGTCGCCCTCACCATCCACAGTCCTGAGGCGAATGAAATGGTTCACATCCCAGTCAGTCCTCGGAACCAGGTATCTGTAGACTCCATGACCGGCAGACTTCATATGCTTCTCGGTGATGGTGCTGAACGCGCTGCTCTTGGCGATCTGAAGCTCGATCTTCTTGATGTCATTATTGATGTCGGTAGCATCCTCAGGTGCCTCCCAGACAACACCACGACGCTTCTTGAGGTCGATATACCTCATGATGGTCACTTGCGGAGGAGTGTCTGAGGCGATGCTCACGCCAGATGTTGAAGGGAACCAAGTAGTCCAGTCTCCCCTTCGGTTCCAGCGGTCGACTGATCTCATCTTGACACGGTACTTATGACGACGGTGGACACGGCGGAATGTGAACTTACCGGTAGTCGGCCCATCGTCTTCATCGCTGTCCACGTCCTCAATGGTTCCCTTGTCGAGCAACCGCCAGGCCCCTGTTCCTCCGATCTGTATCTGAGCCTTCCAGATATAGCGAGCCATGTCATCTTCTTTGTCACCACCTGGTACATCCCAGTTCTGAACGTTGTTGAATTGGACACGAGCTTCGTACTTTGTCTCCCTGGCACCGTTGTCCTTGAAGAACGACAGGTCTGTGATGACAGGTGCTGGAGGCTTTGGCAGTGCCTCCTGGAAAGGCAAGACAGGATCTGTCCAAGCGGTCCAATCAGACTTCCTGTGGTGCTTGTCTTGGATACGTGCCCTACCCTGAACATACCATTGCTTTGGCTTGGGTAGGTCCTTCCAGGCGACATGTGGCTCATCATTGTCGGAGTCGAACACTTCTTTGGCGTCTATGCGTTTTGTATGAATCACCACCTTACTAGGTGGGTGCTCCGTGTCAAAGTCGTACTCCTGAGGTACACCTGCACCGTTGACAAACCTCATCTGGAAGATGTACTTATCGATGTCAGCCTGACAGGTGTTAGGAGTGAGAGGGTCACACCTCAGGATCGCCCTGAACTCAAGACGAGTCTTGACCTCGTGCACTCGGATCATAACATGCATGTTGACGGGGGGTAGAGGCTTCTCATCAGGGTCATACGGCTTCGTTCGATCGAACTTGGACGAGTCCCTGCCAATCTTTCCTAGCGTCTTCTGCAGCCCTGGGGGCTGGTATTCTGACCCTACAACGGTTGTGCTCATGGTGCTGTCCTTTCGTCGAAGTGAATCGTTGAGACCTCAACTCCTGTCTGGTCTAGATGCACCTCATACGCAGAGATGCGGAACGTTCCACTGATATTGAAGTATCCTGCACTTGCAAGTAGCGGGAACCTATCGCCAACACTGTATGTTCCAACTACGGGTGTGGCACCTACAACGGCAAGACTGATCTGTGGCTGTCGAGTCGACTTCTTGTGTTGGTTCAAGAATCGTGTTGTCTTCTGTACCATAGTGTTGTAGTGTTTGATGTCACCGAACTCCTCAGCAGTCTGTCGCAGACCGTAGTCTGCTAGTGCAGTGGCATCAGAAACAACGGCAATGCAGGTAGCCTTACCTTCGCCCCCACCTATACCGTGCACTTCAGAAGCCACTTCACTTGCGTCACGCAGCTGCTGGATAGTGTTCATATTGGTATCTAGTTGAAGAGTAGTACCTGAGAGAACTCCACGTCGGGGATAGTACATATGGAACACCTTGTTAGGAGCGATGTCGAAGTCAAAGCCGCCGTTCATCTCAGCTATCTCTCGGATAACTTCACCGATGACTCGGCGTTCCCAGTATCTGTACTTGAGTGTTCGAGTCACACCTGAGTTTGCTTCCGGTCCGCGTGTGATACCAAGATTACCTTCTGTCTTGTTCTGAGTGAAGTTGATTAGCTCCCAGGCGACGTTCATCTGCTCTTGATCGCTAAACTGCTTATCCTCATCGATCAGGCGGTGGTCCAGCATGCTAGCCCAGCCACTACACGATAGCCGAACCATCATGTCGCTAGTAGACCCCTCTGCTGACCAGAGGTAGCCTGCCCACACTAGCACCCCGTCTCGCCTAATGTAGACTTCTCTTTCCCCCTCGGTAAAGTTGGCAACTGTAGCTTCAGGCCTCCACGCATCGATCATTATCTCAGCCCAGTTCGGCCCGTCGATTGTGAACCCGTACTGTAGGTCGTCAAACGGTACACTTGCTATGACGGTAGCTCCTCCATTCACAGTCAGTTGTGTCAACTCTACCTCGTAGAGGGGAACGCCAACGATTGGCGGCTGTGGCTTTTGTGGAATAATGGCGAAAGCAAAGTCTGTTTCTGTAGCCATGCTGACGAACTTGCCCTTCTTGCCAAGTATGCTGAAGGCTGTGTTTGTCTCAGTTACAAGACCGATTGCCTTTGTTCGCATAGGAACGATCGGAAATGCTGTGTCCGTTTCAGTAACAAGTTTGATGCCTGGAAATGATGTCGCTTCGTTCGTCTCAGTCGCTAGACCTAAGACGACGGTGTGGCCAGGTGCAACAGAGAAGGCCGTGTTTGTTTCTGTAGCCATTCCCAACAAGACAATAGTGGCGGTTGTTGTCTTAGGGCCAGGATGGATGAAGATTGCCTGCTTTCGTTTGGCTCGTCCTAGGCGTGCCATCTTACCACCTTGAAGCTCTGTGGAGAGCCTTCGGCTTTACTACGTGGATGGTGGGAGGTTTGACTTCGTAGAAAGACATGTAGGCAGAACCTACAAAGGCTCCGACCGGATTTGCACGGTTGATGATGTCGCCTGTACTTCCGATGACGGCTTCGAAGATTTTATACGCAACTGTTAGTACCAGATCGCTTCCTGCTGTGTTTCGCCATTGTGTCACAGAACCAGGATTTATCCAACCTGCGGATTGAAGGGAAAACGTATGCAGAACGTCCCGGTGCCATTCTGTAAGAGCAACAGTTTGATATCTTCGAGTGGTCTGGGTAGGGAAGGGACAGTCACCGTTTACATCATCGTCAATGAAGGTGAAGATCTGATCTTCAGCTGCCCACTCTAGTGACTGAAATGAGGGACGGAAAACAAACATGGCACCTGTGATGGCATCTGCCGAGCCACGATTTGAATCAAGTAGAAGATCCGATGACGAAGGCATAAAGAACGTCTGAGAGCTGCCAGGGGCAAAACTGATTGCGTCAATAAAGTGCTCTTCGCTTGTAGCCGGTGCGTTTACGATAGCCCTCACAGAAGCGTATCGTGCCTCAGTGGGTGCTATAGCTGTAATGAAGGCCTTTGTGTAACTGCCCGACACATCAGTAACACTGCTGCCGAGATCAAGAGTTAGGAAGTTTCCGTTGGCATCAAACCACGCAATTGAGGCGAAACAAGTACGGCTTGTCACCGCAGTACGAAAGTGGATGATTCCAGTGTATGTACGACCCGCCTTGACTCGGAGGCCCGATAACCCCTCGGACGTAGCCGCATCCATTTCAGCTTCGACACCGCTCGTACAGGTCAGGCGAAGTACGTTCGCTCCATTCACCGCGAGGCCATCTGCGACTCTCGCAATGGTAGAGTTGAACTGTGCAATCCAACCAGTTGTGTCAGTCTCAAGGCTGGCTTGATTCGCAGTGAGCCACTGTCCACGCCATGTCCCATCGAAGGTACATGCCCAGCGCTGCAGTGTACATCCGGAGCCTAAAACCTGACCTCCGATAGCATCCCATTCCTGACCACCTCCATTTTCAATTGCCCAGTTGACAAGGCCGGTCCCTTCTCGGAAGAGACCCATCGTCATAACGAGGTCACCAGCGAGCATCGATGCAGGAGGAGTCAGGGTAACGGTTTCTGCACTTAGTGAACCATTATCTGCAGGGTTCACTGTGAGACCGAAGAACGACGTTGCTCCAGACGGTGGGGGCGGTGGTGGTACGGTTCCTGCGACCGTCCAATCGACATACTTGATTGTGCCGCTGCCTTCACCGCCGCCACCATCGTTGATGAAGACGGCCATGACGAGTGCACCGCCGTTAGCAACCGAGTGCTGGAACACATTGCTAATGATCGCATCGACCGACACTACTGCATCGAACTTCTGCACGTCAGTTCCGTATGCTGAGCCGTCCTGACTTATGTCGTACCACAAGTTGAGGTTTGTGAGGTCGGAGTAGGCGGCATGGATGTCAACATCCCAGACAGCGATGGACGCGGTCGGAGCGCCCGACCCCGCTCGGTTGTTCGGAATACTGACGTCTGAGATCTGGCGCTCAGTCTGAAGTACCCCTCCTATGATCCGACGCTCCCACATTGCGTTGCTGCGTCGGTAGAACGCAACGATGACTTCGACGCCGTTGTCATCGAAGTAGTACGCCTGCGGGACCGCCTTCTCCGAAGGAGCCGTTCCGGTCGCATTGAATTGCGTCCTACCAGAGAGCGAGCCGCCACTCGTAAGCGTTTTGTAGTAGAGCAGGTCGTTCGTGTCGTCGTGGTAGATGATGTACGCGAGGTCGCTCGCTCCTATCACCACGATGGCCGACGACCAGTATATAGACGCAGTCGTGTCGAGGATGGTCTCAGCGGACCACACACCGCCG